ATATCAATATGCAAATCCTTAAAGACATGACTATTAGTAGTGGTGCTAATGAAATAGATTATATCTTTTGATTGCGGTTCCCTTTCTTCCCGTGGGATTTTAATAACCTCATCGGGATATAGATCACAGAAAGTACCACCAATAAAACCAGTAGATCCATAGACAGAAAGTTTATTCATACTCATACTTATAGCACTCCTTAAATGATTTGCCTACCTTATCCTTACCAGAGAGAATAGGATTACCATACCTTGCTTTATTAGGATCAGATTCAAAAGGCCATTTTATATTCAAGTCAGGATCATTCCACATCAAAGTCTCCATAGATTCTGGATGATAATAATCAGTGCATTTATATTCAAACTCTGCATAATCACTAAGAGTATAAAATGCATGGGCGAATCCTATAGGAACCCATAGCATAACATTATTCTCATTTAATTCAATACCAAATGACTTTCCAAAGGTGGGAGAACTCTTTCTAAGATCCACAATTACATCATATACCGCACCCTGAGTGCATCTAACTAACTTTCCTTGTGGATGAGTTGTTTGATAATGAAGACCCCTCAAGACTCCCTTAGAGGACTTAGAGTGATTGTCTTGAACAAAATCATCAGTAGCCCCTGTAGCATCTCTAAACTTCTTAAGACTAAAAGATTCCAAAAAGAATCCCCTATCGTCTTCAAAACGAGGGGTAGTGATGACATAAGCATCTTTTAAATTAGTTTCCTTCGCTTTCATCAAAATACTTATTCAAAAGTTCAGGAGAATACTGTTCAACCTTTTCCTCTACCTTCTCAGCTCTCTTGGCTTTCTCAAGCTCATAGACTCTATTTCTGAGTTCTGTAGAAGAGTATTGATGTCTTCTCATATGAAAGTATAACTCAATTCCATTATCAATGCAATACTGCTTCCCAGTAAAGTCTCTATCTTTATACTCTTCACTCAAGAATCTGATATGAATGGTCTGAGTCTGAATCAAGTTAAGCAAATCTGCTTCCGTTTCATACACAAGAATCTCATCAACATATTTACAACCTTGCAATTGAACATACCGTTCATATACTGATTGAGTTGGCTTATTCTTTACTCCTGGACGATCTATAGTTGGATCCACCTGCAGTGCGACTATCAAATAGTCACACAACTGCTTCTCCATCTTCATCATTGTTACATGACCAGCATGAAATAAGTCACAAGAACTACAATTAAATCCAATTTTCATAATAAAATATTAATCCCAATCTCCTTCGTCAGTAGGAACTTCTCTTGATACTATCGCAATAAGTTGTTCAACTTTTTTCTCCACTGCAGCAAGTCTTTCTGGAGATACTGCATTTTCAAAAATTGTTTTCTTTAAGTCGTGCAATTCACCAGCATTTATACCATCATGTGTATGAGACTCTAATGCAGTTAAACGTTTCTCTACCTCATTATCATACTGAGACATGTAAGCACCAGATGAGGATTTACTTCTTGTTGCCATGATTTTTATAAGGAGTTACAATTTATTTAGATCGTTATACGCTCAGTTGATTTACCCCACGTACCATGAAGCGTATAATTAAAAACTACACATACTCTATCATCATCACTCTCATTAGGCAAGCTTAAATGAGTTACGTGTGAAGGAAACAAATATATATCTCCTGGTTCAGGAGAGAATGTGTAAGACATTCCATTAATAAAGTTAAATTCCTCTACCTCCGATTCAGGATTCATCGAACTGCATGTCCAAGAGAAAGGAGGTTTATCTAAAACTTTAAAAGATCCATTATCTTCATTAACCGTATGATAATAGATACCAGATAGCCAGGAATTACTATGGTAAGATTTAGGAGAAAAGTCCCCCTTCTTATGAAGGAGAACCCAACTACTCTGATGCTTTAAATAAACAGTTTTCTTAAGTCTTAAAGCATCTCTTAAATATATTTCTATTTCATTATCAATTAACCCCTTTAGAGTACTATCTTGTAGTAAATATTCTTGATCTTCAGTTATCAATCCATTATCTAAATGGGTTCTCTTATAGTTCACATTCAGATCGTACATCAAAGTATTAAACTTTAATGGAAGAAGATCTCCTGGTGGACCTAAATTATTCCTATAAACAGGTGTTGGAAATAACTGAACAACCTCAGGCATATTTTCTATAAGCAGGAACTCCTTCTGGATCTAACCATTTGGTGTACTCAAAATCTTCAATAGCAGTAGTAAGCTGCATACCATTATCACAGAGGTACATATCTCTGTACCTCTTAGTGTAATAATCTTCTTTTTGAATACGAAAATCTGGTTTACCATTTTCCAGAGTTCCTACTTCCACATAACGGTAAGGATACCGTTCCATAATTACCTTCATTGTACTTCTACCAAGTCTTGTCTTACACACTCTATTACTAATTCATAATCTCTTTCTGGATCTTCTCCTGTGAGATCTATCTCATTTTGATAATAACGTTTAACCTTCTTATAAAGTTTTGGATTTTTTACATCGAGAAAAATTTCTTTGTTTGCTGCAGCACGTAGAGTGCTTATGTCTTTCTTGAACTTTGAAGTAAGCGTCATTGCTTTTGAATGGTTGACAGTAGGATTATAGAGAAAATTGTAGCCTAAGTCAAGTGGTTACATTGCAGTACCTCCCGTATTCTGATATAGATCGTAATAATATTCATCAGAGGAGACTAATACTGCGCTGACTTCTCCGTCAGTCACAGCAATCTTCTCACCCTTTTCCACTCGCCTAATGATTCCTTCAGAATCAGCGACGAACTCTTTTATTGTTAGAGTTTTCATTCTTTAATAGTAGCTGCGTAGTCTTTATCGAACTGATCAAGACCTTTATCTGTAAGAATATGCTTATACATACCCTCAAAAACATTGGGTGGCATCGTAACAATGTCAGCTCCATACTCAAATGCTCTACCTACATCTCTTACACCTCTAAGAGATGCTGCTAAAACCTCTGTCTTTGTTACCATATGCTCTCGATATACCGTAGCAATATCCTTTACCAAACATAACCCACCAAATGAATTATCATCGACTCTTCCTACAAATGGAGACACATACTTTGCTCCTGCTTTGGCAGCAAGAATTGCCTGTGCTTGTGAGAATATAAGAGTTACATTAACTTTAATACCCTCAACACTCAGATGAGCACAGGCTTGGAGTCCCTCATAAGTACAAGGAACTTTAATAGTAGCAACCTTACCAAACTTCTTATGCAATCTCTTACCTTCAGAGATCATATTTTCGGTGTTACCAATAACTTCCATACTTATATCAGTCAGTCCAATATCCTTGAACTCCTGATACACCTCTTCATGGTTCTTGCCACTCTTTCTAATAAGGGTTGGATTAGTAGTTAAACCATCAATTAATCCAGTCTTCCAGTGTTTACGAACTACTTCAGTTTCAGCAGTATCTAAAAAGATTTTCATGAAAATAATTTATTATCAGTGTTATATATGCAAGTTTATCATACTCTAACAATAATGTCTCCATCTTCATCATCTTCGTCTTCATCTCCACCCAATTCTTTTCTCAAAGCTTCTATCCTTGCTTGAAGATCTTTATACTCCTCTAAATCGCATTCAGTCTTCTGTTGAAAATTGACTCCCATCAATTCAGTACCAGGTTCTACATCCCTCATCTCCGGATGAACTGGTTTCTTTACCTGTGTAGTCCATGTACCAGTCCTATAATTTTTCATAGGCTCTGATGTACTAGCACTCCACATTAACCAAAGAGCACCACCAAGAAGAGAAAGAGAGGTAACTGTAAATAAAAGAATGGAAAGATTGTCCACTATATTCTGGGAATGTAACGTTGATACTTCTGTATATATGGTAACACATCATTCTCTACCTTCTCTATTATATCATCGATCACATTTACATCAAGATCCATGAAAGGTGGAATGATACCTAATATTCTAAGTAAGCCGTCTACAAATAATGCAAGACAAATCAACCCCAAAATCATACTAATAATAGTAGCATTACGATTATGCTTTGCCATGAGAATTCTATCTGCCTCATGTGCATCTGCTTTTGCTTGAGCAATGAGAGCATCTACTTCTTCTTTGGTGTAGACATTTTCAATTGGACTCATCTGACTTCAAAATCCAGTTTGCGGACCTTTCGTTTACGTCGTTCTTCCTGCCATGCAAGTTCTGATGGAGAAAGAACAGATTCTTCTTTCTTATTAGTCCTATCAGATCTTACCATAAGAACTCTAGTTAGGTCAACTGCTGTTACAGAATCACCCTTCACAGTCATCATGTTAGGGCATCCACATGAACGAGATTGTGAATGATGGCTTGTAATTTCTTTACTACAATCTTTACATTGTACTATTAACATTGGTCTTTTCCATTTGAAATTTAAATAACATCTATTTCTTGTTCACCCCATCCTTTTTCTTCTAAACAAATATATTCTATCTCTTCTTTATCATCAAGTTCAATCCAATCTTCAAACTCTTCATAGATTGCTGCTTTTGCACCTATACTTTCTGCTGCTTCTAACCTATCGATAGCCCAATTTCTAATCTGTGCTACGGGTTCAATCGGTTCCAAAGTAGTCTTTTCTGAAGTATCTTGAGAGGATGTTGCTATTATAGTACTTTGGTGTGCCATCGTCAAG